AGTGACCTGCTGGATCTGCAGTTCCTGACCATCATTGAATGTGATTTTCATTTTTCTGTTTGCCCCTTTCTTCTTTTTAGAGGGATTCTGAACTAAATAGCAATTTGGCAAATATAAAAGCAGATTTGATAAAAGCAAATAATAGCTTGAATGTCATAGGAACTGAATACTGGAGTGGCGTAAAAAATAATTATTCATATTCTAAAAAAGAAACCTGGGTGAATAACGTGTCCACTGTGACCATTCCCGCCGGTACTTATATCTTTACACTAAAAGCAACTCCCTGTGCCAAAGGTCAAAGCTATGATGCGTTTGTAATGGGGATAACTGGAATAAATTCAACGCGAACCCAAAATACGTTTTATATGAACTTTGGTAACGGTTTTTACCCAATATTAACCAGTACCTGTATCGAAAAAGTTCCTGCTGGCACATACGGTATTGCTTTTTGGAGCAGTCAACCTAGAAATGTAAATGGTATTGAACTCCGGGCAATCCGGATAAAATAATTACTATTTGCATATATAGCAGAATTCGTAATAAAAGATATCCCCTGACGATGCTTTTTGCCATCTAACCAGAAGATTAACAGCACCGCTTTTACTAACTTCAAGGAAACAGTTGGAATAAGTATTATCTTGTGCTATTGCCACAGTATAAAGTTGTTTATTACAACATGGTACAGGTGCTCCGCTCGCAATGTTTAAAACGGAATATGTATTAACCGCTTTTGTAATCTTGGCACATCCATTGATCATTACCAGATTTCCAATTCTATTACACTCAATCCATGAATCGGGCGTTTTAACATTAGAAGTATTAAGTGTCATGTGATATGTATTTATAGCCATTAAATTACTTTCCATATTGGTTAAAATGTTATTTGCTTTTGTTAAATTGCTACTTAATTCAGAAAGTCCATCCGCCACACTCAGCAAACTCTTCACTTCAGTAACGTTAATTCCATCATAATGCACCTCAAAAGCTGGGCAATCGTCCACAAGATCTCCATTCTGCAAATTTCCCGAAGTATATGCCGGTACTGCCGGATTACTTGCAACCGGTGTTCCCTGGATCACCTTCCAACTGCAGTTTTCAACCTCTGTCTCTGCATTTCTGGTATACCGATTTACAATAAGATCAATCCTTTTCATTCCCTGACTACCATTTGTCAGTGTAACCTCATCATAAGTACCAATATCCACGCAAGATATACAGCCGTGATGCGCCATCATCCCACTCCGGATTTTCATTAGATTATTACTGCTAAGTTCTGGCTTAAGATTCTCTCCACTTGTTATAATATAACTCCCCTGCCCGATAATCCCCTCCAGCATCTGCCGGAACTGCTGACTTGTTACGTGAGGTGATCCGGTTCTTCCTGATACGATTTTCATTCTGTATCTTCTCCTTCCAGTTTATAAGTAATTGATTCCACATCATTCGTAATCTCGTAAATGATATTTTCGATTGGTTTTGACATATACATCCCGGTCAGGTAATCCCGGCCACCGACAATATCTCCAATCCCAACCTCGATGCCAAGCTTTGCAACATCCATCTGAAATGTCTTTTTATTCATCAGCTTCTGCAATTGCTCCATGGACGTTTTCTCCAGCTCTGCTGTTTCTGTGCTCGTATTTTCGTACACTGCTGAGATCTCATTCAGTCCTTTGTAATACTGCGTCTTTCCAATGCTTCCATCTTTCTGCACATACAGATGGAATACGTTCCTCTCCTGCATTTCCCCTTTTCCGGTTACAACCAGATGATTTACGCCATTTTGTTTATCATCCATCGTGAAATTTAAGCGACTGTCCTGTGACAATTCAATCTGTGCAGAATAATCAGTAATCGGAACTGCTTCAACCAGAATATAACATGGCTCGTCCTGTTCTTTGATCAGCCGGATCTGCAGGCGGTATCCGACACTTTGCAGCATTTTAGTAAGACCTTCCAGTAATGTACTGTACCGGTCAAATTGAAAATTCTTTACAGATATACCCGTATCTTCTGATGAAACTCTGAATAATCCATCAAACTCCGGCTCGATCAGTGTTTTCATTACCTGATTCAGTTCTCCGGATACTGTTTTATAATCCGATCCGGCAGGCGGCTCGATCACCTTATACTGCAGTCTTCCCCGCCATGTGATTCCCTTCAGCTCCACATAATCCAGCGTTGTATCTGTCAGCACCTCTCCGATAATGCCTCCATATTCTGTTTCCGTAATATACACATAGCTTGAAAAGGTCAGCTCTGAATACCAGTTCGACCTTGCAATCTGCACAGAAAACTCATATTCCCCATTCGTATCCACTGTGATATTTGAGTCCAAAATCGCTCCCAGTTCTCTTCCATCACTATCTGCAAGAATTATGTCCTTTACCACGGCGGCTCCCTCCTGTTCAAAAATAAAGTCAGGTCAAATCCATAATCCCCGGACCAGTTAATATTTAAAAGCCCGGATGGTATTCTCTCGAAAACAGTTTGTTTCTGTGCTCTCTGATTAAATAAATTTTGTACCGTTCCATTCGTCAAATACCTTCGGATCGTTCTTCTCTGGCTATCTATGATCAGATATTCCCTGCTTTCAAGTGTTACGAAAAACTCATAAGGATAATCATTGATCAGAATCTTCGGATTTACACATGGTCCGTAAATGATCATCCGGTACTCGCTTGGAATGATGTGATCAACGTCCCATGCTGCGATTCCTCTTTTTTCCCCGGCAAAGTCAAACGGATAATCATACTGAAAATCTATCCCGGATGCTGCTGTTTCTTCCAATTGTGGAAAAAACTGTCTTGTCGCTTCTACTACCCATACAAGCTCTGGAGCTTGGAAGGTGATTTCCACTTCCGAATACACATATCCCTTCCAGCCCTCTTTTGCAGATTTCAAAACCTTGCATCTTAAATATGCACCATTCACATACAGCTTCCCGTAGGTGTCATTTTCTGCATCAACCGCAATGATCCGGTATAGCTGCTCCATATTTGTTTGGAACTCTTCCCGCTTTCCAAACACATCAATTGTAACTGTTTTCTCATATCCGTCTGAAGATTCTGACCAGTCCGCATCGAACCAGTCAGTCTTCGTTGTACGAAAAGGAGCTTTTAAAAGATTCAGCTTTTCGCCATTCATATTTTCATAATATACAATCATACCTGTGGCACTGCTCCTTTCGGTAATGGTCTGTCTATCCGTTTCGTATCCAGGAATACCGGCTTATTACCATTTTCTTTTGCAATCTTCCTCTGGATACGTTCAAATCTGTCGTAATCAAATCCCTGATCCTTAAAGATCGGATTATTCTTTATTCCGCCTACCGTTTTATCCGGATTAACGGATGTTGTAAGCTGCACACTTCTTTGCAGACTCTGGACTGCTTTTTGTACTCCGGCATTCATGGATCCGACCGGAATATTCTTCTCAAATCCGATTCCCATACCAAGAGCCATCATCTTACCAACCTGGTCACGGAATACACGGGATGGTGAATGAATACCAAGTTTTGATTTCACCCAATTGAGTGCATTATCCGCCGCGTTTGCAGCTGCTTCTGCCAGGCTTTTTGCCGCACTTGTTAATCCACTTGCAATTCCCCGGACAATGTTCATACCAACACTGCCCCAGTTCACACTGGTAAATGCATTCTTGATCTGGCTGATCATGGATGGAATCTTACCAAGCAACGCCGGGATTCCCTGTACCAGTCCGACTGCGAGCTGTGTGATGATCTTCACACCAGTTTGTACAATCTTCGGCAAATTCGTAATAATCGTAGATGCCAGCTTGCCGATGATAACCGGTGCTTTCGCTGCCACCTGCGGAATCGCGTTTGCAATTCCCTGTGCCAAGCCTTCCATTAACTGTAATCCGGACATAATTAACTGTGGCAGATTATCAATCAGTGACTCAACCAGAGTCAGGATTATCTGTACCGCTGCCGGAATTAACTGCGGAAGCTGTGCGCCCAAGCTGCTCACCAGAGTTGCTATGATGCTTGCGCCTACAGAAATAAGCGATGGTAGATTTGCTGT